GTAATTGTGCCCAATTTTTTGAAAGCGTCATTTGCGCTTGGTTCCTTCTTAATATCTTTTGTGTTCGTCTTCTTTTTATTTAAATTCTTTGGCATATGTTACCCCGATACCTTCATAGATGGTCCATTGCGTGTGTTCTTGCCATTCATTACATCCTTGGCCTTTGTCTCAAGGAGCGCCTCTAGGTGATGGCCATCGAACCTGACTTTGGCACTGGGCGCGAATGAAACATTGACATTTCTCTGTGCGACTTGGGCTGCGGCTTGCTGTGAAGCAAAGTTTGTCATCACTGTGTCTGCGACTGCAGCAGCTAAGTTTCTCGTCGATTTATTATTTTTGGCGGATATGACTGTTTCCTGTCCGTGTGCAACCATCGGTATCGCTTGCGATTCTGAGCCTCCAAGGGAGACTCCATCGGCGGCAAAAAGTGCTTTTCCTGCCATGTCTCCAAGTATTGCGCCGATGAATGCCATTCCAGGAATTGGTATAAGTGCGCCAATTGCTCCACCGAGTAGGCCACCGAGTAGGCCACCGACTAACTTTCCATCAATTTCGTCTCCGGACATAAAAGCATTTGCAAGACTAAAGAGTCCCATCATCGCGCCAATGCCGCCGCCTTTCGCAAGCTTTTTGCCGTAAGTGGCAGCCTTACCATCGGGAGTTGTGATGGGGGTTGTGCCTCCGCCGCCTTGTTGGACGGGGCCAATGAAACCAGACTGGCCGGGCATTGGTGCACCACCGGATCGTGCAGTCGTGTTAAACCTCGCAACCTCGGCGGTCATCAGGCGCATCTGAGAGGTGACTCCCTGAATTGTTGTCAAAACTCCTTTGAATCCTCCAATAAGTTTAGAAATTCCCATAGAAATCATAGCCAAAGGAGCCACAACGCCAAGAAGTATCTTCGGCATCACACCGCCTGCATTTAATATTGACGTAAAGCCCTGAACTATTGGTGTCAGAAATTCTATGACCCCTCCAAAAGCAACACCGAAGGACATTCCGAGCTCTTTTAGGCTGGACATCAGTGTTTGAGAGTTTTTGAGCATCTCTTGGAAGTCTTCTTTGGTTTTTCCCTGCGGATCGCCTCCGTCGGGGAAAATGCCGTCCTTAAAAGCCTTTTGAATCGTGTCCACATCTGTTCCCAATATAGTGGCCATTGAATTCAATTCTGTAAAGTCCATATTTGTGACATCTTGGCCTGCGGCCTGCAATTGGCTTCGAAGCATATTCAATGCCCCACTAAGATCACCCTCTGCTGCTCTTGTGAAAAGTTCCATACCATCCACGCTTGTTCCGAACATTGCATTAAGCTGTGCTGCAGCGGTTGTAGAATCTCGAAAGCTTCCGGCAAAGCGCAATCCAATGCTTGTAAGTTCGTCGATAGATGCCCCAGTTGCTTTTGCTTGTCTCTCAAGGTTTGCAAAAATTTTCACACTATCTTTTCCAAAAGCCTGCAGCCTTGGCATCAACCTTGCCAAATTCTCGCCTATTTCAGCTATTGAGGCACCTGTTTCTTGTGAAAGGCCAGCCATATTCATAGTGAGCTGTTCAGCCTCTCCGGAGGTCATCTTAAATGCCCCGACAAACGTCATCATCATCTGAGATGTTTGTTCCGTGGTCATTCCCAGTTCAGCAAGTGTGCCAAGAGAGAGAGTGAGCTCTGAATTTAAAAGTTGTGCGGCATCTTGGCCTGCTAGGGCTCCAAGATTTGTTGTCAGCTCTTTTGTAACTGCCCCAAGGTTTTGGAAGCTGACATAAGACCCAATGGCCGAGTCCATTATATTTCCCAGTTGGTCATTAAACTCGCCGCCAGTAGAAGTCGCTATACTGAACTGTGCCTGCAGATCATCAAGTGCAAAAGTAAGAAACACCGACATTTCGGCAAATTTTCTCAGCATAGCCTCGCCAATAACAGCGGGGTTCATCATTTCCTTAAGGCCACCAGTGATATTCTCAAGAAATGCGTCTTGGGATTCTTGTTCGCTCATCATGTTTGCAATACGACCTGTTACTGTGTTGGAAATTTCCCTTTCCATGCCCAGAATTCCGGCCAGAGTATTTAGCGAGTTTTCGGAAGCTTGCTTGCCGCCTTCGCGCAGTTCTTTTTTGCGCTTTTCAAGCGGAACGATCAAGTCCAGTGTTTTGCGCTCCTCTTTTAGAGCAGCAACAGTTTTCTGAATTTCTTTTGTTTTTTCTTTGCCTAGTTTGTTAAGAGTTTCCTCTTGGACGAGTATTTTTTCTAGGGCATCAATTTCTTCTGACAGAAGATCTTGGGTTTCTTCGAGAGTGCTAAGTCTATTTTCTGCAGTCTGCTCGATGAGTTGTTCTATTTTGAGTTCGTAATCTCTTTTGGCGGATTCGGTGTTGGCCTGCTCTAAAAGAACCTTATATTGTTCTATAGTTCTTTCTACAGCCTTGTTGCGCCTGTCGAGGTATTCGGAGTTTTTGCCCGATTCCTCGTTTATACGACGCATCAATTCTAGGAGTTCTTGCTCTTTTTTGTTGTTCTCGCCTGCCAACTGTTATAACCTCTATTTAAAAGGCCATGTAATACCAGTAGAACGCTCGAATTTACTAATAGCTGACTTCAGCTTATATTTGCTTCGATATGTCTGCGGATTATCAAGCCCATATTTCTTATAATTTTGAAGGTATCTCTTTTCTCTTCCCAAAACTCTTGAGAAATCTTTTATCTGGCTCTTCGTGCCTTTGATCGTCATCGGCACCTTTGGGCCACCGAACATATAGTTCATTATGCTCTTGATACCGAAGCCAAATGACTTAAGCCAGCTTTCGTTCATATTGTCGGCTTCTGACAAGTCAATTTCAATAGTTGTTAGTTCTTCGTTTTCCATAGCAAAACCCTCACTCTAAGTAAATAGTGGCATATTAAAAAATAAAAGCCATGCTTTATTTACGCATGGCTTTTTTCTTTTCTTCGTTCTCCATTGTTATCTGTTTCACCAGTCTTTCCAAAAACCACCTTCTTAGTTGTACTGGCAAATTATAAGCTTCTGCAAAACTCCAATTTCCATAATATTTCAAATGAAATATCTCTTCATACACATTTTCAATGTGGTCAGAGTTCAGGCCAAAAAAAGTTGGCGGTAACAGGCACCTCCAGGGCCTGCTCGTGACCACACGAAGAACAAGTAAATTCTTGTGACATGTCAACATTTGGAGTTAAGAGTGGATAAATTTTTCTGATATATCGGGAGTCTAATGCTGGCATTGAATCAACAAAGCCATTTACATCTTCTCTGGAAGTTGAGTCATTTACCGATACAATAATCGCTTTCAACAAGTCTGTTAAGTTTGTATCTGGAAGTTTATGCTTCTTTTTGCTTGCCTTTCCTTGCTCTAGGGACTTTTCGTCCTTTCCTGTGAGCAAGCGAACCGACACTGATGTGGCCGAACGAGGTAACTTCAAAGAATATGTTCCGTCTTTATTATAAGATACCCCCTCTAAGCTCCTGAGCGCCTCGCTCTTCAACAAAGGCTTCGGCTCGCATGCACCGAGGTCAAAAGTGTATTCCTGCGTTTTAAAGCAAGCTGGGCAAGCGACAGAGGTATCGTACTCTTCACCATAGCCCGTTATCCTTGCGGCAACCAATAAAGCGTTCTTGTCGCCAACAAACAAGTCATTAACGTCTACATTTTTATCAAGAATGAGGTTTTGCAACATTCTGTCAATAGCAACGCCCTTCCTGAGAAGGCTTTCTGATGTTAGTATATCTTCTTCCTTTGCCGTCATATATTTTATTTCCACAGTGTCTTTTCCATGCAAAGGGTGTCCCTCTGGATAAAACTCGCCTTTAGATGGCAAGTCAACTATCTCAGTTGGAACGGAAAAGCTTAATTTGTCCTGTGATTCAATGAGCGAAGGGGCTTCCGCAGCAGTGCTGGGAGCCCCTGTTCTCTCTTCATTATTTCTAGCCATTTGAACCTCTTACAAAATAGTCTATGCTTTGAAGTATGCGTTCACGCCGTTATAACCAGTAGCGTCTGCTGCTGTGCCTTTGGCCTTCTCAGTTTCGCTAACTGAGGCGTCATCAGGGCCGCCTGTCTTCAAAGATGCGTAATCATATCTTATCGTAAGTTCGAGATTTGTTAAGTCGTCTGACTCATAATCTAGTGTTCCCCAGTTAATATCCTTGATAAAAGCATTGTTGAGGCTCCACTCTTCTTTGACTGCGCCGTCTGCGTCGATTTGTTGGATGAGCACTGTGCCCATCGCTCCTACCGACTTTTCCTTGGAGACGCTCGTAGTGTCTGCCTGAGTTGGCTTGTCATAGCCGTGGTTTTTAAGCATCTGGGCCAAAAGACCTGCGGCGTTGGGTGATACAGGATCAACGAGGGTCACTGACAGTGGCTCCCAAGTCACTCTTCCTGGATAATAGAAAGTATGGTTGAGGTATTGATGTGATGCCTCTCCTATAGTTGCTCTTGGTTTATCTGTCTTTTTAACAATCCATTGGTTTCCGGCACCGCCGATGCCCTCAATAGACATAAGAAATCTATAATTTCTCTTCGGTGCGTTGTCTTTATTTGCCCAAAATGTCATTTTATGTTTCTCCTATAAAGTATAGTTCTCTTTAACTAGGTGCTACCCTCGATTAATCATCGAAGGAAGCGCCTGATCTTTGGATAACGAAGTCTATTGCGATAAACTCGATAGCCCTAGTTGGCTTAAGCATTACCTTTGCGTAAAGAACGTTTCTGTCCACCAAATCAGGAGTCGTTGTCGTTTCGTCCAAGACGACACGGAAGTCTTCCAAGCCATAGCGTGACTTAATATCCTCTAAGAAAGGAACTGCTTGGTTAGTGAAGCGTTCCCAAGTAACTTTCGTATTGGGGTCAAACAAAAGTCTTGCTGCAATTCTAGAAATGCCCTTCTTGACGTGAATCATCAGTCTACGAACATTAATTCTGTCGAGAGCAGATGGGGTCACTTGCAAAGTTTTTTGACCGAACATCACAATGCCCTCTGCAGGGAATTTGGCGATGGGGTTGACATTTCTTTCATAAAGCTTGTCGCGGTTGCGCTTTGATAAGGTTTCTCTTACGCCGACAACGTTAATGCCAGCAGCGCCCTCTGTCAAGCCGCCTCGCGTGAAGCCAGCAGGAGCAAACCAAGGTGCATCGTTGGCATCTACGGACGAGAACGTCCCGATAGCTGCTACTGATGGTGGGATCCAAATTCCGCCACCTTCGCTAGTCTGTACCCAAGGGTAAAATGTGCAAGCATAACTTGAATTAAGGCCCCTTGTTTTAAGGCTACTTATTGTAGTGGAAACACTTCCATTTCGCTCAGACTTAGCTGCGCTGCTTTCGTGAGAGGCAATATAGCCCTTTTCCAAGTCCACAACAGCAAGAGCATCTGCTCTTTCTTCACAAACTTGAATAATTCTATCTGTCACAGTTGTATTTGTAATACCTGGAGCTGAGAGGACGTTCATTTCAACAACCTCTGCATCTTCCACTGTATCAATTGCTCTTGTAAATGTATATTTAGCGTAGTTTGTTTTGTCTGTCCCTGTGCCAAGCCCAGTGTTCGAAAAAGGATCTTGCTTCTTGATGTTTATCCCGTCAAATCCACCAGCAAGCGGCAGAGTAAATGAGTCAAAGCCTTGGTCTAGTACTTTTGAATAACTGCCGCTCTTAGCTGTAATAGATAACCCTGTTGCGCGGCAACCATTGATGTAGACACCGTGGGCTTCAACGCCCTCGGCGCTTTCAGCTCTTTTTACATCATCCAGTGAAAATTTGACTGAATATTCTGTTTTGTCGGCGACCTCTGCATGGGTATCGTATGCATATGGTAACATTCTCAAAATATCAAGGTTACTCTTGTCGAAGTTCCTCGTGCTAGCCTCGGTCGAGTCGAAGCCAAAAAATGCGCTAGCTGGGTCGCTAATATTGCCGTCAGAAGAACTAAGTCTCAATGCCATCGCAGGATGGTTGATTTGCATAGTCTGCATGACAGCTTCTAGGCTGGTTGCACCATAGTTTGTGCCCAACGTAATATTAACACCGGCACCGGTTGCTTCACCGCCTGCTGCTCGCGTACCATAATGCGAGCCAGTGGTGAACGTAGAGGGAACAACACCATCGAAAACGGAGCCTGTGACGGCCATGTTTTCAATATTCTTATTCTTTAGCTTGGAGTGCCCCAAGAAGCCGAATGGAAGGAGTTTTTCGTCAGCAGTTCCCTTGGCAACCGCATCGGCAACCTCAACGCGAACATGCTGAGAGATGTTTCCATATTCTCCATACTCCTTGAAGCGTCGTTCAGTAGTATCCCACTCGCTGTATCTGCTACCGATCTTCTTCGCAACAAAATTGTCGCTATTCGGGTTAAGGGTACAGTTCGTATAGCTCTCCAATACTTTTTTCTTGCCGTCGTTATCTGTAATATCACGAACGAGAACAGTGAAAGTTCCATATTTATCGTGCTTATTCGTCGAAGGCTTAATGTCTGAAACTGAAATCTTTACCTTTCTCTGAACTTCTTCTCCTCCGTCGAGTGCGTGGAGACAAAAGAGCTTTGTCATATTAGACGGGTTATAATTGGTATTATCCGCCGACATATCCTGAGAAATGATCCACCCTGTTTTGGGTGTAGTGTAGCCCTTTCTAAAGTTGTGGCCACCATCAATGCAAGTAATGAACGCATAAGAAGCTGCCGGGTTTGATGCGGCAGTGAAAGCGTCTTCGACTGCCCTGTCAAATGTTTGGCCAAGCCAATAAGTCTTTCGATCCGATGCAGCAAGTGCATCAGAATCGAGTGCAGTCGGGTTCGTGTTGAACACGTTGCGAATGTACTTTTCGTCGCCTGCGCCCTGAAAGTTGAAAGATGCAGTAGTGACACTATTGCTTCCGTCTTCGATAACAACCTTAAATTCGTCTCGGTTGGTTGACTTCGCAAGGTGGAGGATCCCTTTGTCTGTCGGAATGGTTCCACCCAATGCATCTGTTCCCTGCAAGCGAACACTGCCTTGGTTACAATACCAAACGGCTGCTAGGGTGCCCGTCATGGCCGCTGATGCGCTCGGAATAATATAGAGGCCCATTGCGCCGCCGTGGCTAGCCCTTGCTGTGTTGGGCGTCAACGTAGTGTCCCAACCAGCCGCGCCACCGGTGGTTGCCTGTGGGTGTTGAGCTCCCAAAAGCCTAACAATATTTAAGCCAGCAGAGTTTGCTAACCAAGCCTTTGCAGCCAAGGTGCTGTACATCGGAGAAGTCTTGTTTCCGTTTCTCCAAACATCGTCGCTGTTTCCGCCAGTGATAACGTCGCCGAATACAAGAGAGTATTCTAGTTGGGAGTTGACCTTTACTGGTCGCATGCCAGGGCCTCTATCGGTTCTTCCGATAATAACTGGGCCTATTGGGGCGGCTTCTCTTGGAAGACGAGAGTTATCAATCTCATCTAAGAATACTCCGGGTGATACAAATCTGAACTTCTGAACATTTGCCATTATAAAGTCTCCTCAAGGATTCTCCTTTATCGTCACTAAAAATAAAGGGCATTTACATGTAATAAGTAGTCTAAGATATTGTCAAATGCTCGCTGCAGGGCAAAAATCAAAGTTTTTTGTCAATATCCTCTTCTAAAATTGCTCTTTCCCTGCCAATTTTAATTTCTACAGCGTTCTCATACTTTGAAATTTTTGGGCGATTATCCGAATCCACTTCTGTGAACGTGTAACCAATAACTTGGAAATCTATGTTGGTGATATACACCCTTTCGCCCTCGCCAATGTTTGCGATATTGTTTTCATATGAAAAATTTTGGTCGTAAAACGCCTCGTAAGCATGCCCGTCATGTTCAATGTTAAAACTGTTTAAGTTTCCCGGTCGAACCAAAAATGGCTGAGACATCTTGTTCATATGTTGTTGGTATTCTGATCTTAGCGTGACCTTGTAGTTTACAAGCATATAAACTGGGGCCGGTATTGCAAAGTTTTCATAAACGACCTTGCTGTTCTTAAGCCTAGCATTTACTTGGCCCGTTGTCTTTAGTGCATCTGCGGTAGCAAAGTTACTTGTTTTATCTTGTTTGATTTGCTTGTGGATGCTATACGCACCGCCCTGCACCTTGTCAAATGGCAATATGAGGCTTTGCAAGCGCCCTCGTCTGGTTAAATCCTTCTGGATGGAGGTTCTCTCGACGGTCATAATCGGATATATCAAGGCTCCTTCGCTATCTCTCAGATCTTTGTTGTTTTTTATCTGAAAGGCTCTCTCTGGAGTTACCCAAAGAACTGGCACCTTCTTAAAACCTTTGTTTGTATCGACGTGAATATCCATCGACTTGTTCACCCACTCATAAAATGCGTAATCTATCGTCTCAAGAGTCGATGGCTCTATTAGAGGGATGTCTTCTGTTCTTTTTTCTTTGCCCATATGTTATAACCCGCCGAATACTGATGGGAACCAAACCCCATTCTCGTTAAAGTAGTGCTTGTTGGCTCGAACGAACGGGCCAATGGCTCCCGAACTGCCTGTGTTACTAATATAAATAGCTCTGCCGGAATAAGAAGACGAGTTTGCATTAAAGTTATTCAGTACGGCCCTGTCTTCTTCGACATTTCCGTTGAGGTGCAGTATGTCATGGAGGTCAGGCATCGAAAGGCTAGCAGTAGTTGCCACGTCGCTGTTCAATGTAGCAAATGATGAGGGGAACCACACTCCATTCTCGTTAAAGTAAAATTTTCTCGGCAGCGTAAAAGGCCCAACTGGACTTGATGCTGTATTTGCAAGATAGAGTATCTTACTGGCATATGAACTCGCGCTGAGGTGGTATTTTGTCAACAAAGCTCGGTGTGCCCCTCCTGCGCCATCGTCACTGATAGCCAGAATGCCATTTCCTGTAGAGATTATTGTCGTGGTTCCGCTGCCGCCTGATCCTAGCAGCGCCCAAGACCCATCTTGATAAAATTGAAAGGCATTTGTGGTAGTATTATAAATCATCGTACCATTTGTGGCACTTATAGAGTTTCTTTGCGCTGTGGTCATTCTTGGTATAACAACGCCGCCTGTAGTGGAGGTGACATTCAAAGTGCTGCCATCAAAAGTTAAGTTTGCCTCACCTTGCATAGTGGTTGAGTTCACCCCGGTTAAAATTCTATTATCTGCACCGTTATTATATGTAACGCTCCCGCTGGCTGACCCTGTTGTTTCCGCAACCATTTTTCCAACGTATAAAAATCCTCTTGCAAATGTTGGAATGCGAGTAGACTGATAATCTTGCAAAAAGATAATGCCACTGTAATAATCTATTTGCCAGTCTGTTTCGTCCAAAGACGTGATCTCGTTTGTTGCATCTGTCGGATCTCCCTTGTATAGCTTCAGGTAATATGGGTTTGCGCCTTGGTTTGAGAAGCTTGGAGGTACGAGCTGTACCTTTCCAAGTGTCTCGTAAATTGTCTTATTGTTATCGAAGTATCCATCTCCCTTGTTCGAGTTGCTTGAGAGGGCCTGATAGTTGCCTGTCATCATAAGCTTGTATCCGTGTGTGCCTGCAGATGTTGCTTCGTCGCCACCGCCGAAACCGACGTTACCAAACGAGCCCGTATTTGCATCGTAAGATGTGCCAGAAATTGCCTCAACCTTAAAATCCACATATTCGACGGTTGCGTTTGCTCCCGCAGACGCACTTTGCAGCAAGTATAAAGTTTGAGCTGGATTTTCAGGAATAGTCTCGCCAAAGATGGTCTGAGCTGATACTTGAATGTTGCTGGGTATCGATTCTTGAGCATCTGACTTCAGGTTTGAGGTGTGTGCTCTTCCTAATAATTTCTTTTGCGAGAACAGAGTTGCAGTTAAATTAGTTTTTCCGGCCATGTCTTAATTATGATCCATATGTAAAAGATATTCTAGATAAATAGCCTGTCCAGTCTTTGTGGGCAGTTATTCTTACTACTAAATAGTCTGCATTTCCTCCTGAAGTGCCTTCTAGGGTTGCTGTACGAAAGTTTATTCCATATCCGGTGCCATCTGTGTCTATAGTTTGGTTCACATCTCCGCCGCCACCGTTAAAGCCACCAGAGCCATCTGCAGTAATATCTTCTGACAAAGAAGCTGGTCTTGCTAGGTCTAGCCATCCCGAATCTCCCGGTATCTTTACCTCTACTTGAACATTCTTGTTTGCTCCAAGAGTCCCGGTATTGAAGGCCCCACCTTTCGATATGAGGTTTGCGTCTCCGCGCAAGGTTACAGTTGCCAAAGATACATCACCAACTTGGTTTGATCTAAAGTATCTGTAATATTCTCTTGTTGCAGTTGTTAGTGTCGAGTAGTTCGGGTTTCCTGTGGGTGCCTGTAGTGTTCCTCCGTCGTTAACGCAACGAAAGTCTCCGGACAAGCCACCAGTGAGAGGGGATATCAATTTATCATTGTATATCAACATCCCGTTAGAATAAGGCGCGTTACCGCCAACATCATTAATGCTGACCGCCGAACTCCATGTATTACCTGCATTAGTCACGCTGTTTTGTGTTGTGTAGCTGCCTGACTGTAGCCTGTAGACCTCGCCATCAAAATGCTCAGTGGAATTCAAGTCTGAATTTTGGCTTCCGCTAAAGACCAAAAAGCTGTGCTTGCTGAGAGTGGAAGTAGTGAGGTTTGATTTCAAGGGGTGCTTTACGCGAGAAGAGACAGATGCGGTATGGGATGTCGTTGCATGAGCGCCAACCAACGAAGCCGACGGATCAAATGTAATTGTTCCCGTAACCTGCAACACCTGATTTTGCGAGTTTGCAGAAGTGGCCAAAGATGGTAAAGACTTTGTTGCACCAGAAGTTGTTCCTGACGAGGCCAGCCCCGATCCGAATGTGCCGATGTGAGAAACAGTTGTGTTGGTCGTAGTGGGGAACGAAATGCCATCAGATGCTCGATAATACACATTTTTATATACATTCGAAGCTGCATATGTGAAGGATGCCGAACAACTAACAAAATATTTTACTCCCGACAAAGAGTAGAAAGTGCTACCAGAAAAATTTGTTAAGTTTGTGGCTGCAGCAGACAAAGCATTGCTATCAGGATCGTTGACCCACTCTACATAATTTGTGACAGTCTGGCCGATGCCTGAGCCTGTGTGAACGACCCTCGCATAGTTCCAGCCATTTCTCTGATCTGCTGCTCCTACCTGATACTTTCCTGTTCTGTATAATTTCGTATAATCTGGCAAACTGTTGGTTGCATATAATCCGGGCTTATAAGTACTGAGACTCACGAAGCCTGAGCTGTTTCCATTTAGTTCACTATCCGTTCCAGATCCTGGATTACCTGAACCAACACTGCCATTAGCGAGGTCTATTGTATGAATAACTGCGCCGTTGACCTCTAGCTTCAAGCTCCCAGTTGCAGCATTGTTAAAAGAGTTTGCAACATAACTTGTGCCGTTTGCGGATACATCTTCGTTCAATTCTCCGTCGATAACTGTGGTTCCGTCAAAGACGCCTGCTATATCGCCACTATCAAGAAAGTTTCCGTTGACATCGACAGCAGAGTTTCCGGTGTTGGTAGATACGCTAGTATAGCCACCAATAGCCTTTGATGCCCCAAAAGAAAGTTTTACGCCTGCTCCAGCGTCGTTAATATCAATGTCGTCAAGTGCTGGTGCCTCTGATGGAGCAGCTCCCGTTCCTGCGCCGAAAGCGACCTGAATATCATCAACGTACCCTGTCCAAGAAGTGTCTGCCTCTATTTTTAAGACGATATCCTCTCCGTTCGCAATGCCCTTGGTGCCAAAAGTCATGTAGTTTGTCGCATCAACTGAGTTGTCGAATGAGAGAACATATGCACCGGAGCCTGCTGCGGTATTATCATAAGCAAACGCCTGAGCGACATCCATAAAACCGGTGGCACCTGGAATCTTAACAAAAGCCCTGATTCTTCCTGAGTTTAGTGCCGTCCCAACTGGCACTATTGTCGTCGAGCTTCCGTTAATCACCAGAGAGATGTCTCTCTTTGTTGCTCCGGTAGAATTGCGGAAATATCTAAAGAAAGTTCTTGTTCCAGTTTCTCCCGAATAGTTCGGGTTTCCTGCAGGCGATAGTCCAAAAGGCCCTCCTTCAGAATTGTCTCGAAAATCTCCGCTCTGTATTGTGTTTAGGGGAGAATACAATCTTGCATTGTATAATTGTAGGCCGTCAGAATGCGTACCAGAAGCAGTCATGTGGGTTTGAGAGTTCCATGTGCCGCTATCTACATCAGACTGGGCATCATATGAGCCCGAAAATAAACGATATGTCTCCTCTTTAAATCTCTCCCTCAGCGCGGTAGAGTTTCCAGAGGGATTGTAGATCAAAAGACCAGTGGAGCTTGCGGAGCCGCCATTGGACAGATCTGACTTCAGTGGATGAGCAACGTTCACCGAAGATTGTATAGAGCCACTCAGTGATTTTGTGCTGGTTGTTGCACTGCCTGTTATTTGCAGCACTTTTGTTTCGTCATCGCCTGCGCCAGTGTTTAAGTCCGGGAAGGCTTGGGAAGAGATGGAGCAGTTGGTGGTAGTAAAAGATATATTTTGTGATGTGTAAACACTTTTATATGCATTGCTAACTTCAACAAGGTAGTTTGCAGATGCACTTGTAAAATATTGAACACCCGAAAGATATTTGCTGCCTAGTCCTGTCTCGTTTGCAAAACGAGCGTTGCTTGCTGCTAGTGCGTTTGAGTTGTTGTCATTCACCCATTGCACATAATTTGTTGTTTTACGCCCCCATGAGCCTGAATGTTTTACTTGTGCATAGTTTAGGCCATTTCTCTGTTCTGCTGTGTGCACTCGATATTTTGCAGTTCTATGTTGGAATATGTTAAAAGCATTTTGACTTCTATCCTCGGCAGATGCCGTTACTGAGACGTTTATAAAGCCCGATCCATCTCCGTTGACATGGGTTCCTGCCCCAGAGCCTGGATTTCCGGAACCAATTGCTGAAGATGTCAAGTTAATACTGTGAGCGAGTGCTCCGTTAATATAAAGCTCTAGGATTCCCACCTCTGCGTTCCCAAAAGAATCTGCTGGGTAGTTGTTCACTGCGTTGTCGTATGTGTCGGCAGTGACGTGGAAGTTGACAATACCTTCTATGTTGGATGCTCCGTTATAAGTTCCTCGGCGGAAGTCATCTCCAGAAGTTGCAGACTCACATGTGCCAGTGACATTTAGTGCAGAGAAAGATCCTATAGAAGATACATTTGTGTATCCCGAAATTGTATTAGAAGAACCAAAAGACAATTTTGAGGAAACGCCTGCTCCGGTTGATGCGTTTATTCTGCTGACATCTGGTGCGGGGGATGGGGCCAAGATCTTCAATATTTCGTTAAACCTATCAACCGCTGTACCAACGGGGGTGGATGTAATAAAATCAGTAAAAAGACCGTCAGCGTATGATCCATCCTCGGCGGTGCCGATGTTGCCGTCGCTACTGCTACCAGAAGCCGCTGAAATGGTGACTTGCCCTGATGAGCCTGTGACTAAAGATATATTGGAACCTGCTCTAAGATATGCAGAGCCGTCCCTAAGTTTTGTTAGAGATCCCGTCATGGTGGTGGAAACCATATTTCCAATTGTTATGTTGTTGGTCGTAGTATTTCCATTATCAGTAATTTGGTCTAAAGTTGAAGCAGTAGAAATACCCGTTAAGTTTGCGCCGCTGCCATAAAATGCCGATGCAGATATATTAGAGGATGCAGATACCCCACTGACAGACAAAGTGCCGGAAGTGGATGCGCCCCTAGAAACCACACTAGACAATGTATCAGTCTCTGCGTAATAGCTTGCAGTCAGTGCTGTGACAACGTAAGATGCTGTCTGTGCTGTAACTGCGTTCGTTGCATTGGCCACTGTGCCATCAATATTGCCAGCAGCTATATTTTTCAAGTTTGCGCCGTTGCCCACAAATGAAGATGCTGAAATATGTCCCGACGCTGATAGGTTGCTGGATAAAGTAAGATTTCCTGTGATAGAGGCATTTCCAGTGTGGCTACCATCCCATTCAGCCGTTACGCCAGTGATATTTGCACCGTCACCGTAAAAAGCAGAAGCAGAAATATTAGCCGATGCTGATATTCCGGCAACAGAAAGTGTTGCCGCTGTAGAGTTTCCTCTCGCGACAACGGTTGCAAGAGTATCTGTCTCCACATAATAACTTGCAGTGTTAGCCAGAGATACTGCACCATAAACATTTTGCCCCGCGATATATGATGCCGTGTTCGCCAACATAGCCAAAGAAGCAGTATGCGCGTTGGATATTGTTCCGCTTATTGTGGCAGCGGTGTTAATTGTTATTTCCGTAGATGTTGACGATAAAGTTACATTGTTTCCTCCTTTTAAAGATTTGAATTGCAGCTCTGAACCTACTTTTTTTGCATAGAACCCTTCTCCGGTGCCGACATTCTTTACTGTATTCTTTTCTCCCTCGACTTTTTGTATGAAAGACGCATTTTCGCATGCAGTAAGAGACGTTTCGTCAATTTCGTCGCCAGATGGCACCTTCTTCTTGGTAAGAGTAAAAACGCCCTGTCTGGCCCGAATGCATTCTGCTATAATTTCATATTTATTGTTTATTTGCCCAAACAAAAGTCGAGGACTCTTAAGAATTGTTATTTCATAGAGGATGTTTCCATACAGGAGGTAATCCCCCTCTCGAACAAACAAATTTTGGTCTTCTGTGAGTCTTTTTTTATGAAACTTGACGCTTATCTTTGAGGTCTTGTCCAAGCCAAGATACGTTGTCTCGGTATCCGAGCCAAGCCACTCCACGGCGGCGAAAGTTCTTATCGGAGGAAGAAACGTCTTATTGACACTCTCTCCATATAGGTTATGGTAGTCGCTATGCTTGATACTAACTGGAAAATATACGACCTGCTGGCCGATGACCCTCTCTAATACCTCGTCAGATATCTGCTTTGTGAGATCTCTCTCTTTTTTTCCGGCGAAAAGTGGCGGTGGGGGGTTTTCTTGAGTAGTGTACTGATTGTGCTTTACCTGATCATCTTTACAGATCGCCCCGTTAACATCTCCGGTTGTCTCAACGACGTTAAGTTCGTTAACTGGATCATAAGCTGGCTGTGTCAGTCTCGGATCTTCTTCTGTGGATGTTGTATATTCCTGCTTTGGAAAAGTTCCGTCTCTTGCGCGTACACATTTAGCAACTATTTCAATTTTAGCATCAATCTGACCAAACATGAGCCTTGGCTGCTGAAGTGTCACTATTTCGTAGAAATGGCTGCCATAAAAAACGAAGTCGCCTTCGCGAACATATAGGTTTTTGTCCTCAGTCACCCTTCTTTTCTGAAAATGGACTGTAATGGAAGACTTCTTCTCTATACCATATGAATCTGTAGTGGTTTCTTCGCCATCCCACTCGATATAAGAGTCTACTTTGACTGGTGGCAGGAAATTTTTATCTATAGCCTCTCCGTAGAGGCTATGAAAGTTTGTGTGCTTTATACTAATCGGGTAATATAGGAGGGAGGACTTAACAATCCTCTCGGAAAGCTCATCCGAAACCTGCTTTGCTAGGTCTTTTTCTTTCTTTCCCGTAAAAAGCGGTGGTGGTGGAGCTTTCGGACGGTTCCAGACATTATCGTTATCTGACATTCACCTCTCCTAGCCCATGATTATAGTTAAAGGCACCTTTTCGTGGATTCGATTAGCGTTCTCGACTAGATCGGCATCGCCTTCCATCAGCTTGCTGTAGGTCAGCTCATCAAGAATCGTTTTTAGCTCGTCTCTCAAGGTGGTCTGTTCCTCTCTCGCCTGAGATGCTAGCTGCTCCCCATTTAAGGTTACTGAATCTCCAGGTATTGGCAAAGTAGCGAACTTGCTTCTTATAAGACCTAGAGTCTCCTTACACAGAGAAAGTGCGAATCTCCTTATCCACTGTTTTCCAATGGCATTAATATTGTTGTAGGGCAAGTTTCCGAACGGTATAGTATTCACGTTGTTAATGCCGTCAATGCCGATGGATCTCTCTGAGTCTTCTACCCATGCGTCCGAGGGGATGGAGAATTGAAACCATATTTTATTATAAATGTTTTGTTCCGGAATTGGGAACAATCTTATTTTATTGTTGCGAAGTTCGTAAGAATAGTGGCTAGTTCTTGTGTAGAGGCTGTCCTCATATGCCATTGCCTGCGCTTTGTTCTGCCAAGGCGGGATGACCTCGTAAGTTGAATCATCGGCATATTGGCCATAAGTTGACATATTGCCAACAACGCCAAGGCCACCATAATAGCCATAAAAACGCCACATTGTTTTTGGAGTCTTATAAAAAACTTTTTTGACAAGAATCTTGTTCTTGTTTACATTTTGCAACGATGCACTGAATGCTGGGAGGGAGGATACGATTCCCTGCAGGTCATAATCTTGTACGCCTGTCTTCACATCTATAGAAGCTGAGTATATGGTTTGGTTTCCTCCGACATTTGCGTCCTCGGAGATCCCATCAGCAACGCGCCTTGCATAACTAAAATCGAAACTAGGGTATTTTAACGAAACGTGGTCGCCTGCAAGCGACGATGAGAGTTGACCAGCCATTATGTTGCCCCGGTGATCAAAAGCCCCTGTAGTGTTTCCTAGAACGTCTGAGAGTATGTTCTTGCTCTGGTGTATGTTTAGGAGGTAGCCATATTCTAAAACTGCCTCTTCATATGCAGCATATACCGTGTCTTCTTTTATTTCCAGATCTAAAACATCGCCGCCAAGCTTTTTGTAAACATAGTTTACCTGTGATGAGGCACCTGATAAGAATTCTCCATTGGAGGCGTACACTCCGTATGGGAGGGCTGCGGCAACGTTGCCAATAGTTCCTGTTGCCGGAAGTATTGCTTGGCTAGCTGTGCTTTTTGGATCTAAGTTGGGTAAAGACATACATGTTTCCTCCGTCTACCGGTTCCTAACATTATAAATAGTAAGAAAACATCGTAAATTGAAAAAAGAAACGCCCTCACAAGGAGGGCGTATCTGTTATTCATGTATTGTGTTTGTGCTATTAACCAGTAAAGTCGGAAATAATGACCAAACCGTACATGTCGGGACGTACCATTTTCTTGGCGTAACGGGTCATAACCCCTTTACGTGGCACGAAGTCTTCAGGACCAAAAATGGTCGGTGTCACTTGCAATGGGACGTAAGGAGCATACACATATCCACTTTCGAGGAAGCTGCTTCCTTTGCGGCCAACTAAGATAACATTCCGCATGAAGTATGGGTCAACATAAACTTCCAACTTACCGCTCAAGCTACCGACGTTAACTGCACCAGTGGTACCTTTGTCGTCGTCATGAGTAACCTTAGCTTTGAAGCCAGCAGTAAATTCGAGCAAGTTAGCTGCTTCTGGGGATACAACGATGAAGTTGGCTCCGCCGCGCAACGTCTTGCGGTGAATCTGTGCTGAAACGTCGTTAATGGTTTCGAGAAGAGTCTCATACCATTCGCTAACAGTACCAGTAAAGTCACCACCTAAGAGGTTAGCTGCAGAGTCAATACCATTTGCACTCCAGTCTTCAACTGCTGCGCCGGTATCGCGGTTTACAAACTTACCTGGGCGACGTGACCAGTACATCGTACCGCCAGTAGCACCATTAACCAAGTCATTCAAGATTTCTTGGTCAAGTTCGAGAGCAATGTGCTCAGAGAGAACGTTCGTCAACTCGACTTCTGCGTCTAAGTTGTGATAAGCGTTCAAGTCTTGTCCCAATTCAGGGGTCCACTTTGCTTTCAACTTCTTGGTTACTGCGGTAACAGCTACGCTGTCAACATTGATGTTGATCTCAGGGATCGATTCATTGTTTTCCAATCCCCACTCAGCGGCACCAACAACAGAACCGATGGCACGAGGACCAGAGTCAAAGTTGTCAACCATTGGGTAGGTTAAAGTACCTGCAATGTTTGCAGCGCCGATATCAGCCGTAACTCCGCTAAACACGAGGTCAAGGTTAAGGCCATCAAGCGTAGTCAAGCGACGTACCTGGGCTCCTCCGGAAAGATGTCCTGCGGTCGTAGCAGCGAAAGATACCTGAGTCAAGTTGTCCTGATTCAATTCTGCTGCTTGTGCGGCAGAAAGAGTAATACGAACTTGTTGACAACGGGCAGTGCCTGCTGCAATCAAATCAGGATCGTGACGGATAGCTTTGAGGTGCGATGCCTTCATGCTATCTGGCGCAAGCGAGGAGGTAAGGGTGGTACCAGTCTTGTTTGCATTAACAGGTGCTGAACCAGTAGGTGAGCTGTAAGCGTTGTTTAGGTTGTAGAAACCACCGTTTGCTTCGGTCAAGTTCGCAGTTGGAATACCACCTGTGATTTCCTGACCAGTTCGTCCACCGCCGTAAATCGACTGAGCAGCGGTTCCACCGTTACGAGTAGAATCCAACTGGAAGTCTAAGAAGAAGATCAGACCAGAGGGAAGACTCATGGGTTGAACGCTAACCAATTCGTTGGCGATCAAGTTTCCGAATACGCGACGAACGATAGGAAATGCAACAGATGCAAAACCTTCGACATCACCACCGGCCATTGACGAAGCTTCACGGAGAAGTTCTTTTGCTTGGTTTTCGAGCAAGCGGCTCATGTAATTTTTTTCTTGTGAGGAAGTAAGACCTTCGAGGAGGCCAGTATTTTCCCACTTATTCAGTAATGCAGTGCCTTCACCAGATAGATCACGCTCTACAATACCTTCAGTTAGTTTTTCAATAACAGACATAATGTGTTACTCCTTGTTTATTTATTTTTTATTCCGGCTAATAATTTCCATCTATTAGCGACAGGATCAGTTTTAGTTTCTTGCGTTTTTCGAGGTATCACCAAAGAACTAGGTTTTCCAACTGCTTCGCTCAGTGATTCTGGGCTTCTGGAATTAGAAGCTCCCACTGCGCTTTGAAGTGTTTCAAAGACCATTTTTGTTTGTTCTGGTGTTTTTGCCTCTTCAATCGCACCAACTATTCTGTCCTTTTGTCGCTCATTCAAGGAGCTGACCTTCAAGACTTTGTTGGTATAAAGTAGCTTTGCGTTTTGCAAGGCAAGAGCATCGAAATGCTCACTCAAAGACTGAATAGTCTCTGTTAATTTGTTATTTTGACCTTCCAACTTCTCATTGGCCGTTTTGAGAGTTTGGTTGTTACGGTTCAAAATATCAAAAGCTTGTTGCAGGGTATCGACATCTTCCTTGAGGTCGTCTTTAGCTGGCTCTGCAGCTTCTTCGGAGACTTTGTTGTCTTCCTCTTCTCTTTCCTGCTGAATTTCTTTTGCCTTTGCTAATGGTTCTGTAGTTTCCATTGCTGGCATTTTGTGTTGCTCTGTTTTGTCTTCTTCGACTTTAACTTCTGGGCCATCGCCTTCGTTAAGAGCAGATAAAATAGCGTGTACTAAGTCTTCTTCCAGCTCTTCTTCCTCTTCATCTTCAATGGGAAGCTCATCTTCGGGGGCCAAGTCTAATTCTGGCTCTAGTTCGGAAGGTTCTATTTCGCCATCGAGATCTGCTGCTGCAGCAATGGCTGGAAGTGTTATCTCCACCTCTTCATCGTCACCTGGGCAACCGCACATTTCTTTATCTGCGACTTCGCCGTCCATTGCACCAACTGGGATGCTCTTTACTACGTCAGAAGATGGTGAAAGATCAACTGGGTCGATCATTGGGTCTTGTTCGCTCAATAGTGAGTCAACAGCTTGTTTCACTTCATCTGAATACTTCTCGACGATGGCGGTTTGGGCATTTTTCATTGCAGCCTCTTTGAGCGCCTTTGCATCGACTATTGCTTCTTCTAAAAGGTTCGACATATTTTTAACTCCGTTACTAAAGAAAGGGGATTACTCCTCTACAAGTAATAAATAGTAGTTTTTCATTCAAAAGTCATTTTTCCGAGAATAAAAAAAGCCCGGCACAGTGGCCGGGCTTGGTAAAATAGTTGTATTATACTACTATTAGAGTATTATAAGTCTGATGCAAACGGGGATGGATACCATTCACCGTTCTCACAGAAGTACCATTTGTTAAGATTTCCAAAGGTTTCGACTGTAACTGCATCTGCGCTTGACCATGTGGTTGGAGAGCCAGTTGAGCCCGAAGCAACATAAATGACTGAGCCATTATATGCGCCTGGAGATGCTGCCATAGTATCTAAGACATTAACCTCTCCCGCAACATCACAACGGAACGATGTAAACATAACGTTTCCTTTGAGTGTCGTGGTGTCAGCTAAGTCTGAGCCACCAAGAGTTGTGTTTCCGTCGGAAACAGTCAAGCCGCTTGAAGCTGCCAAGGTCGTTGCCGAAACTGCAGACGTTGCAATAGTTGCACCGTCAATGGTACCAGAGTCAATATCAACGTTGGTCATGTTTTGGCTATCAAAGTTAATTG